AATAGTAGCAGTTGTAATCGTAGCGTTAGGGTTTCATCTTTTCAGTAAGAAGGAAGTTGCTAAGTCTAAACCAGCATCTAAACCTAGTGTCTCAAGTAAATCAACACCTAGTGTTGCAGAATTGAAAAAGCTAACGAAGCTTCAATTATTGGCCATAGCAGACAGGGAAAACATTAAAGTAAAACGTAGTGGTTCCAAGGCAGAAGTCGTTAAATCGATTGTACAGCACAAGTAAACCGTAGTAGGTTTCTGAAAAGACACTTCGGTGTCTTTTTTTTTGGTCTAAAGTAATGGAACACCTAAATAACACTATGGAACAGATATTTGATTTGATAGGAGAAGTGGGAGCCCCGATTGCAGGAAGTCTTGTGATGGGATTTTTCATATTCATAGTAATTAAACAGATACTAGAAGGGATTGTAGAATCGATTGGTACACTTACCATGTTCTGCACATCCTTAGAAAACCGTGCCAGAATGATGTCGAATGAGATGATTAAAATCGATCTCCTAGTGTCCAGTGCATTAGAACTTAGACCCGACATCGACAGAGTTGCTCGTGCAGAAAACTTCATAGAAGATGGAAAACTGGATGTAAGGAGAGACTAGTGGATATTGCTCAGGCTATATCCGACTACGGATTCCCAATAGTAATGTCAGTTGGACTGGGTTACTTCATCTATTATGTTTGGTGGTTCATCGGAGAACACATCGAACCCCAAATTGAAAAAATGCATTTTGCACTTATTAAAGTGATAGATCAAGTTAGAATGTTAGATCAAGATTTAATTCGTTTGCAACAAAAGGTAAACGTGGTTCTCGAAATGAAGGAGAACCTAAAAAAGAAAGCAGGAGAAAACGATAATGGAAAAGAAAACTAAACTAGTTCTGTGGGGTTCTGCAATTGTATTGTCACTTGCAATCTTTAGCACAGGTGTTAAATCAGACGAAATAGTGTTTGGATTTAAGAGTCCGTCCTTCAGTGGTGCTGGCCAGTCGTCACACTATCTCACCATTGAGAACCAAGAGAAATCAAGACGTGATAAAATTGAACAAGGTATAGAAGATAAGATTAAACAAGCAGAGAGAGATGCTTCGAACACTACACTAGCTAAGTTTTTGAGAAATGTGGAGAGCAGAATTTATGCTCAGATAGCAAAACAGTTAGTAGAGAATATGTTTTCTAATGGAGAGGGCGCAGATTACGGCACATTTACCATCGAAGGAAATACTGTGACGTATGAGAAAATGATTGGTGAAGATGGTGGAGAATTTATAAGATTGACAATTGTATCTGAGGATGGAACAACAACGACTTTGGATATACCAGTCGGCACTGGCGGGTTCTAGAAGTGAGACAACTTGCAATAGTTGGCCTCTTGACGGTTTTGTTCACCACTGGGTGTGCAAGTGTTCCGTCTATGACTGATAGTTGCACGTCTATTGTAATGAGTAGAGTGGGAGAGTGTATTGAAGAAGCAGAGATAGTTAAGATACCCACGTATCAAGAACTTGCTGATCTTCCCCCAGCAACGAATATGCCAGTGGTTGCAGTCTATGCTTTCCTAGATAAGACAGGACAACGAAAGAGAATGGATGGAGTCGCATCGTTCTCAACTGCAGTAACACAAGGTGCAGAATCATTTCTAATTGATGCACTTAAAACTGCAGGGAAAGGGAAGTGGTTTAGAGTAGTAGAACGAACAAGTCTTGATGCACTCGTAAGAGAGAGACAGATCATTCGTTCTACTAGAGAAGATTTTGCAACGAAAGAAGGTAATGAAGATGCCCCAACAGGTATTCAACCTTTGCTCTTTGCAGGAATCCTACTGGAAGGTGGGATTGTTGGTTATGATACTAACATTGAAAGCGGTGGTAGAGGAGCAAGATTCCTAGGAATCGGGTCTTCTGTTTCTTATCGAAGAGATGTGGTTACTGTAAGTTTGAGAGGAATATCAACACTTACAGGTGAGATTTTGTTAAATGTGCAGACTAAGAAGACGATACTCAGCACAGGTGGAGGTTATGATGTATTCCGTTTCGTTGATATGGATACGAAATTAGTGGAAATAGAAGATGGTGTGGCTTTTAATGAGGGAGTTACGAAAGCAACTCGTTCAGCAATAGAACTAGCCGTCCTCGAACTTATATACCAAGGACACGATAGAGGTTTTTGGGTAATTACGGATAAACATCTTAACGATGAACATCCAATAGGAGAAACAGATGAAGAATAAATTATTACTCATTATGTTAACATTAGGATTATCATCTCAGGCTTTTGCTGGAGATGACGATAACGAAATATGGCTACAGCAAAGTGGTACTGGATTGACTTTAAACTTGACCCAAAAAGGTTATGGTAACAAAGTTGGTGGAGATGACTTTAGTGGAACATCAATTGATATGATTTTAACTGGTGCAACAAACAGTTTAACTCTTATCCAGTATGGTGACTCTAACAAACTATACGGCCCTTTCCTTGCAGATACGTCAACAGTAAACTTAACGTTCACTGGTGATAGTAACTCGATGGACTGGAACTTTGGTTATGTTGGAAGTGCAGATAGTGCCAATATGTTAGGAACCATTACAGGTTCATCTAACACATTTGACATCGATGTTGGTTACGAGGCATCTGCTGAATACTTAAACTGGGACTTAGTAACAACTGGTTCAAGTAACGTATTCACAACTAAAATAGATAGTGATAACGCCGTTTGGAATTGGACTGTTACAGGTTCGTCAAACGACATCAATACACTCATGGCTGATGCTACAGATAATTCATTAACTGCAGTTCTAACTGGTTCTTCAAATGATATTGATATCATTCAGAAGAGTGGTTCAGATACAGGTTGCCCAACTGGTCAATCTTGTAGTGGTATTATTGACGTATCCTTTGTGACCTCTAATGCAAATATTGACATCGTTCAACAAGACGATAACGATTAGTTTTCTACTTATCGGTTCATTAGCACTTGGTGCTGAACCGATAGGGGAGATTACAGAATATAAAGGGTCGGCTGGAATGTCACGTGACGGAGAGTCTTCCGTCATTGATGCTTCTGCCGAATCCGATGTGCTTATCTATGATACTGCACAGACTCAGAATGGACGAATGAAAATTCAGTTCATTGGTGATGAAGAATTAGAATTAACAGAACACTCAAAAGTTTGGATTGACGAGGTCTATTACGACCCCGACCCTTCAAAGTCAAAGATGGTCATGAGAATGGCATCAGGCACCGCTCGATTTGCTTCGGGTTTCGGTGGAAAGATAAAGAAAAGTAACATAAATATCAGTACACCTACTGCACAAATCACAGTTCGTGGCACCGATTTCACCACAAGTATTGATGAGATCGGAAGGTCATTGGTAATTTTACTGCCTGATAGATGGGGAAACCCTTCAGGAGTTGTAATTGTAAGTAATGCAGGAGGAACGGTGACACTAGACGAGGCTTACCAAGCAACGATGGTGAGTACATATGACGATTCTCCAACTAAACCAGTTGTAGTGAACGGTATAACACCAAATTTGATTGATAACATGTTTATTGTTAATCCACCCGATGAGGTCACGAAACAAGTATCCGAAGAATCGAGTTCTTCAGAGAACGATTCGAGTAATGTTCTTGATGTGGATTTTCTAGAATTCAATGATCTAGAAGAGGATTACTTCGAAGACGATGAATTGGAATACACAGAGCTCGACAGAGATTTATTGGATGTTGATTTCTTACAGGATTTACTTGATGTTATCGTAGGAATAGACAAAAAGGTTGGACTAGATAGACAAGCTAGTAAAGCATTTGGAGTAGTAAGAATTGACGGAACACTTCCAGGCTTTGACAAGGATACACAATACTCAACTATTGTAGATTCAGGTCTAGGTCAGGTTTGGTTCTATAGGGAAGTTAGTGGAATTATTTCCATTAGATTACCAATACACGCTCAGGCGAGTATTAGAACCATAACAGACGAAAAAGAGTCATCAATTACGATGGGTGATGGTTCGTCTCTAAATATAACTATCACACAAACAAACTAGGAGATATTAATGAATATTAGGGAAAAATTACGAGGGTGGCACGAAGATCAAATCTACGGATTTCAAAAGGCCACTCGACTCGATGATTACCATATGTATTGGGTATCATTCGCAGAAGGGATTATACTTACATTATTATTTTTGTGGCTAATCTAAGCACATGAAAAAGTTTTTATCATTCTTAGTTATGTTACCTTTGGTAGTCTTCGCAACTGATGACAACAAGGTTGATGTGAACACGACAGGGAGTCAGTCAAACGACTCCCTTGTCTTCAATGTAACTCAAATAGGTTACGACAACGACACCATCTTTACAATAGGTGGGTCATCAAATTCAATACTCATCAAGCAAGAAGGAAACAACAACGAGATTTCCTTCGTAGATTACTGGGGTTCGGGAGAAACTTGGGGTGGAGACCTCGATGGTAATTCTAATGCATTGCACTTCGAACAAAGTGGAACTGGTTCTAAGAACGATATAGGATTCCACATACAAGGAAATACCAATGCTGTTCGATGGGGTCAAGGAACAGTACTCTCAAATTCATCCGACACCACATTCGATTCTGCCTCATATGTTGCAGACGATGGTGGCCACACACTAAATCTAGA